CACGTTCCGAAGGCCCGTCGTGATGTCCTGACCAGCTTGGAATCCAATTGCGATGTTGCTGGCCCCAGTCGCCACTTGGAGAGCTTCGTGACCGATGGCGATGGCGCTGTTCCCAGTGTAGGTGCCGAGGGCGTCATAGCCCATCGCGATATTGTTTGACCCTGTGGTGTTGTCGTATAGAGCGTTTCTTCCGATGGCGATGTTGTAACCGCCTTCCGTGACGTTCCCTGCCGCCGCCAGGCCCATGGCGATGTTGTAGTCGCCCGAAGTGAGGTCGTAGAGCGCCTGTGTCCCCAGTCCCACGTTGTAGGTGCCCGTCACGACACCCAACCCGCAAGCCGTGTACCCGATAGCGATGTTATGGTAGCCTTCGGTGAGGTTGCCGAAAGCCATATAACCCATGGCCATGTTCCGGTACCCGCTGGTCACGTCAGCTAGGGCGTTGGAGCCGAGGGCGATGTTGTGGGAGCCGGTTACAATCCCGTTCAGCATCGCGTTCCCGCCGATGGCGATGTTGTCCGCCCCGGTGGTCAGGTTTGCGGCGGCATAGTAGCCGATGGCTACGGTCCGGTTAGAGGTCGTGACGTCCTGAAGGGCTCCGTTCCCGATCCCCACGTTGTAGTCGCCGGTCACGATCCCGGTCCCCGCCGCACCCGCACCAACGGCCACGTTGTAAGTACCGGAGGTGATATTACCACCAGCTCCAAAGCCAACGGCCACGTTACCAGAGCCGGTTGCATCTACCAACGATTGGTGACCAACGGCTACGCTATAGGTCGCATCAGTCATCGTCTTTCCGGCTTGATAGCCGATGCCAATGTTTCCCGTTCCTGAAGTAACTTCCTCCAGGGAGCTTCGACCTATTCCGATGTTGTAGTTTCCGGTTACGATCCCGCCCATAGCAGCATAACCAAGGGCCACGTTGGAAGCCCCAGTGGTAGCAGCATCCATGGCGAAGGTCCCAATGGCCGTGTTGTTGCTTCCGGTGTTCAGATCATTTCCAGCATTGTATCCAAGAGCAACGTTATAGGACCCTTCAGTGAGGGCTTGAAGAGCACCATATCCGAAGGCCGTCACGTATGCGGCTGAGGTTACATTTCCTAAATTCGCAACACCGACTCCAGTGGAGAAAGTATTGCCTCCTTCACCTCTCCAAATTCGAATGTTGCCCATCACCCGTAGGGCATCATCTGTCGCCAACCAGTCAGCCGCGTAGCGATACAAATTCACGTCCGACCAATTGATCACCAATGAATCAGATCTGAAGCGAAGATCCGTGATTGACGCGTTCCCTAGAACGATCTGGTTGTCAGCATCGGAATAGGAGTTGTAGCCAAAGGCCATGGTATTTGTAGCGTCAACCTTTTGAGAGGCGTTCTCTCCGGCGTTGTAACCAATGAAGACGTTCTGGGAGCCTGTGGTTATGCTAGCACCAGAATCATATCCGATTCCGACGTTATATCCGCCAGATACCGAAGCAGTTAACGACTTGTATCCGATTCCTACGCTTCCTGTTCCCGTATAGAGACGTAGAGCTTCAGTACCGATGCCAACGTTGTAGTTGGTTGTGGTTATATCAGAGAGCGCCAGATAACCCATCGCGAAGTTGGCTTGACCTTCAGTCAAGTCATAACCCGCAGATCGACCGATTAGAACGTTGTTCGATCCAGTAGTGATGTTCCAGCCAGCATTGTACCCAATGGCTACGTTGTATCCTGCGCTCGTGGCACTATAAAGAGATTGGCGACCGATTCCAACGTTGTAGTCACCGGTGACGATCCCTGATGCACCAGCCTGATATCCCACAAAGGTGTTGTAGTCGCCGGTGGTTACATTTGATCCAGCCAAATAGCCTATGGCCGTAGTCCCTGTGGCAGTGAGGTCCCTTGCTGCCTGGTATCCAATAGCAACATTGAAACTTTCAGTAGTGATCCCCTCCATCACCTCTCGGCCAATAGCAACATTACCCTGGCCACTTGTGATATTCTGAAGAGCCGCATAACCCAGACCAAAGTTGTCGGCCCCAGAAGTCAGATCCTTGAGAGCTGAAGTCCCAATGGCAACATTGCTCGACCCCGTAACAATACCGGACTTCCCTGCCTCAAATCCAATGAAGGTGTTGTACAACCCTGTCGTCAGGAGTTGCCCTGCAGAGTTCCCGATAAGAACGTTGTAATCTCCAGTGGTTAGGTCATATCCAGCCGCCCACCCAATAGCAATGTTATTGAGCCCTTCGGTCAAGTCAGTAAGGGCATTCGCCCCAATAGCAATATTGTGGGTCCCGATGGTGCTAGCATCTAGCGCCCCAGAACCCATAGCAAGGGAGTCCGAATCCTCACCCAGACCTTTCCAAATCTTCATGTCCCCAAATACAATCAGTGCATCATCCGTCGCCAGAACATCCGCCGAGTCTCGATACAGGTTCACATCCTGGCTTGCCCCGAAGTAGACCTTGGCCGAGTCGCTCCGACTCATAAGGATTTCGGTGATGGAACCATTGCCAAGGACGATTTGGTTTGAGGAATCGGTGTAGGCTTGATACCCGATCCCGGTAGAGTTGTCTGCGTCTACCTTTTGGGAAGCGTGATCGCCAGCATAATAGCCAAGGAAGGTGTTGCCTGTGCCGGTGGTGAGGTCATTGCCTGAGTTGTAGCCGATGGCCGTGTTGTTCGCGCTAGTCGCCTGGCCAAGGGAAGCATAGCCGATGCCGGTGTTCCGGCTTGTGGTGGTAACGGCGTCAAGGGAAAATACCCCTATACCAACGTTTGATACGCCAGTTGTGACATTCAACAACGATTGTCTTCCGATGGCGATGTTGTATGATGGGTCAGTTGCAAAACGAAGGGCGCGGTAGCCAATCGCAACATTGGATGACCCTTCGTCAAGAGTCTCCCCCGCGCCATAACCCAGCAGAAAATTGTAGTTTCCTATGGTCAGGCTTTCACCAGCGCGATAGCCTATGGCTGTGTTGGAAGACCCTGTAGTCAGGGAATAGAGGGCCCGCCTTCCTACTGCCGTATTTTGCCCCCCCGTTGTGGACACTGGCAAAGCGTCAAACCCGATGGCGGTGTTGTAATTACCTTCCGTCGCTGTCCCCAATGCGCCCACACCGACAGCGGTATTTTCGACCCCCGTAGTGGTGGCCGCCAACGTGCCGGCCCCGATGCCGATGGAATCAGCATCATCAGCCAGCCCATGCCACAGAAGAATATCAGAGTCAACCCACGCAGCCCCGTTGTAAACAAGCGGCTCTCCTTTGGCTGCCGATGTGATGGTGACGTCCGTGAGGTCGTCCAGGGCCAAGGCTCCACCGCCACCATCTTCCCAGGCCAAGGCTCCTCCGGTGACAGCCAGGTATTTGCCCTCTGCCCCTACCCCGAGGGCTCCGAACTCGGTTACTACTGCGGGTATGGATCCCAAGTTGGACCAAGATGTTGAATGCGGGTTGTTCGTCAGGGCGGTGTGGGTGGTCAGGGCACCCGATACGACAGCCAGCTCGGCGTCGCTAGCGGCGTCTGTAATGCCGTAGCCTGCCAGGGTAGTAGGAACCGACGTTAACTGGGACCATCCTATCGACAGGGCCGCCTGATGGGCCGAGACAGCCGCTTCAGGTATCCCTCCGTCCTTGATCAGGAGGCCATCGACGGTTACACCAGAACCAGCCGTGCGTTCGGCGATGGTGTTGGTCTTGATCCCGTTGAGGAGAGTAGTGAGAGGAGTGACCTCAATTGCAGAGGCACCAATATCAAGAACCTTGGAACCACCGACTGCGACTCCAAGGTTATCGTCACCGATTCGATAAAGACCAGAATCGAGGTCATCGACAAAAGTAAGCGAAGGAGCCGCAGCGGTTCCATCGAGTACTTTGACTTTGAAGTCTGTCATGAAAACCTCTTAAGGTACAAACGCCAGAGGAGCTGTCAGGTTCTTACGATATCAAGCGCCCCAGCAGTAGCCGTTGAATCGAGTAGCGGTCCGATAAACTTGTAGACCCTCGGGTACTTCTCAAGGATCGTACGTGCCCGTTTGTACGCCTCGAAGTATTCGGTTTCGAGTACGTCAGTCTTCTTCCTCTTCACATCGAGTAGGGAGTCACGGGCCAGGATGTCTGTGGTCCCAGCCTTGAGCATCTCCAAAGCGAGTTCGAATTGGGAGTGCTTGATCCGATCAGGCATCTCCGTGGTTTCGTAGTAGTAAGAATCCTGAGGTTCCTGAGAAGCCCAGGGAAGATCCGGGTTGACCACCTCATCTCGAGGCCAGCAGAGAGCCTGCGTGGAATCAACTCGGGTTCCCTTCCAGGCCATCAGACACATCTCGATGGCGGCCTGGAGAAGAGCACGGTCTTTGTCATCGCTATCAGCACCCGTCCAATCGGATACGTTCAAGCGATTATCGAAATAGGTATCGGCCTCGGCCTGCGTACCAAAGGTGTTAGCAGACGCGGAACCTATCGTTTCGACCAGTGTATCGGGCATCTTGAACTCCTACTACTTCTTCTTCGTGGAAGAGGTCCTCTTCTTGCGAGCCGGAGTCTTCTTCTTCGGAGCGGCCTTCTTCTTTGGCTTCTCCTCTTCCTCTTCGGCTTCTTCCTCGGCCTCAGCAGCATCGGCCATGATCTTATGAGGATCAGCCTCGAGGGCCTTCTCGGCCGCAGTCTTGTGCGGAACAGGGTCCGGCCCCGAGTCTTCATCTCCGACGACCGCCGTGTCAGAGGGAGGCGTTGAGTCATCGGAACCGGAACCCTTATGGAACTCCGCTTCATCATTTCGAGGTCGGATGACAGGATCATCATGCCCCATGACTTGGGTGTAGTCACCCGTTGCCATCATCTCACGAGCATCGACGGGCCAACGTTCGAACTCTTCACCCGTCTTGTCGTGTTTCAGCAGGACCTTTCCCGGCGTGCGCGGTGTCATGGTCTTTCCTCCAGTTGAAACGGATCACTTACGCCTGAGTCGCGAGCCAGGCGGTGTAGTTGATCCCGGTGGCGATGCTACCGGCGACCACGGTATAGACCCGCAGATACCGGAAGATCCCGCCGCCAGGAGTGTCGTTGGTGAAGTGGAGCTCGTAGCGCCCCGTCACGGAGTCCTGAGCTCCACCATCGCGAACCTCGGTAGCTCCGAGATTCAAGGCCCCGAGATTCTCGATCCCGGAGGCGAAGGTGGCAGAGTTGGATCCTTGAACGACGATGTCATAAACCTCATCGTTCGAAGCGATCTCGATGGCGGATACGTCGACGATGAGCCGACCGTCGATCCGCTTGGCAGCACCGAGGTCGAGGATCTTGGCCGCAGAATCGACCTCAGCAGCAGCGCTGGAGGCGACAAGACCTGCATCCTTCATCTCGGTGTTCATGTCAGGGGTGAAATCCTTCTGAGTCCTCGTCATGATGTTTGCCTTTCAAGTTAGGCGGTGTTGTTGCCGGGACCCACCCGGCGTTGGGCACGTTGTGCTGTGTTATGGAGGGGATTCCAAACCCCTCACGTGGTTATGCGTCGATGAAGAAGATCTCGACCGTAAGCTCTCCTGCATCCTGGTTGCCCCAGTCTGCTCCACCAGTGATGGTGAGAGTGGGACGGTTGGCCGCAGTTACGAGCTTACTGCCAGAAGGAACACCGGTCTGGATTCCAGTCGCGGCCGTAGCGGCCACGGAAGGAGTACCAGTCATGTACCTGTCAACATCGGATCCATCGCCGATCTGCAGAGTAGCAGTGGTGTCTCCATCGAACCCCTCGGATACGAGGACCTTGGACCCGAGCACGACAGCACCTGCAGGAATAGCAGGAGCCATCTGGTAAGTACCCGCAGCACCACCACCATCGGTGAATGATGCGTAACCTACCGTCTCGGTGATCTTCCCGATTAGAGCGGCGGCTCGACCACTTCCGCCATCGGGAAAGAGAACAGGGTGGTCCTCATGCTTCTCACGCCCAGTACCCGTTGAGCGTTCGGTCTTTACGTTTCGTTCGGTTGACATCGTTCAGGCCCTCCCTAGTAGAGGTTAGGCCGTCACGGCAGCGTTCTTGATTCCGCGGAGGCGAGCAGCAGCCCGACCGTGCTCGATGCAGAGACCAACGAACCACTCGACCCGAGTTCTCCAGAGCGGAGAGGTATCGAGCTCGCCGAGATCGCGAACGTCCATCACACCATTCTGGAGGCCGGTGACCTGACCCTCACCGAAGGCGGCACAGTAGATGGAAGTGGCGGTAGCCGTGGATCCACCAGAGCCAACCTCGTCGAACGCGATGGGGTCCGTCCCATCGTTGTTCGAATAGGCGGTGAGAATGGGGATGTCGTTGTAGTGGGTGACCTGACGGCCGAAGGCGTCCTGCTGGTAGGTGATGTACCCACCGACGGTCGTTGTCCGAGCGGCAGCGGTAAGACGCCGGCGCATGGCCTTGTTCATGATCAGATATTTGTTGGTACCGATCACAGTGTCGATGAGCTCGTCCAACTTGAGGAGCGACAGCGCGTCACCACCATCAGTCGAACCGGCTTCGATGAGCTGGGATCCTGTCAGCCGAGCCTGCAGGCCGTCGAATTCCCTGGGGTTGGAAGTGGAGTCACCCTTGATGAGTGCCCTGGTCAGCTCGGCAGCGAGAGACTTGACCTTCAGTTCCTCGTGCGCGGAGCGTACCCCGGGCCCGCCAGTCTTGATGATGAAGGAATCGACGTCCAGTTCGCCACCTGCGATCCTGAGCGCCTCGACCTGCGGGTTGATGACACCGGTGGAGGGAGTGTAGGATTCGTTTACGCCTCTGAAGGCAACGGAAGGGAGAGAACCCTCCTGCTGATAGGCGTAAGCGTTCCCGGTGATGTCCTTGAAGGGCATCGCCATCAGAAGGTCGCTTGACCGAGCGAACATTGCGATGACGGAGGCCCGGACAGTCTGACCGCCATTGGCCATGAGCTTGGCGGCTTCAACGAGCGAAAGAGCCATTTGAAACTTCCTCGGTTTTGAGGGTTGTGATTTGTCCCTCGTCAACCGAAGAAGTAGCCGAGGGATTCATACCTTATCTCGACCGTCAGGAGCATCGCGCTGCCCGTCGGTTGAGCCGAATCCCTCGGCTCCCTTCAGTACTACCCCGGCATCGCGCCGAGAAGCCTTAACGCCGGCTTAGGCGAGGTAGAATCGCTCCACCTTCTGGAGGTTCAAAAGAGTGCGTGCTATTTGCCAGCGGCCCTTGCTGCCGTCGCGGCAGCGGCCGGATTCTTCAAGACGTCATCAGGGGTGGTTCCAACCTGAGGAGTTCCGCCTACGATTCCTCCGGCGTCACCACCATCTGCCTTGCTTCCCTGGAAGGCCCAAGGGTACTTCGTTTTGATATCTCCCTCGAGGAAGACGCCAATGTCCTTGCCGGGATGGTTCACCAGCTTCGGCTTACCGTCGGAGGTAAGGTCGAACTCGGAAGAAATGAGAACGAAGAGATCGTCCATCCGATCAGACCGAACCTTCTTCTCTCCCATGATCTTCTTGACCACGTTGTCGAGCTTCAGGGTTCGGTTCTCATCCCCTACTCCCTTCAGCTCCTCAATCTGATCCTTCAACTCCTGGATCTCCGTGGCCTTGGCAGCGTCGATGTCGGACTGGATCTTGTCCTTCAACTCCTTCAGTTCCTCCGACGTAATGCCCGCTCCTTCCGCCGCCTTAGCATCTTCGAGATCCTTGAGCCTCTTCTCCAAATCCTTAGCGGCCTTCTCCTGGTCTTTCTTCGCCTTCTCGGCATCCTTGAGTTCGCCTCGGACCTTGGCCAGGGTCTCTTCGAGCTTGGTGGTTGAGTCGTCGGGTTTCGGTACCCACTTACCATCCTTCTCCTCGTAGAGGGAAGCAAATGCGGCGGGTACATCTTCCTTCTTGTCAAAGACTGGCAACTTCATCGGGGCCTCCGTTACGATGATGGTCTAGCGTGCGTAAACCAATCGAATGTACCGAAGGCCCCGATGATGTGGAATGGAGTATCTCAACAGGGATATATGTTTATGTTGAGTCCATGCGGGCGCATTTACTACAACGCCTTTTCAATTCCTTATGAGAATCTTCAACTGAGATCATGGGATGTGAGGGATCAGGAAATGATTCGGGAAGGGGACTCTTGTGGTTATAACCTCGGCGTTTCATTTCACTGACTAGTTCGTCATGCCTTTCTCTAACACTAGCTGGATCAATCAAACCCTGATCAACCCACCCCTGTATGCTCTTTCCCCGAAGAAGGGTTCCGGCCAACATATGTACTTCCTTATGCTCGCCGAGAAGATGGTTCCTACACATCAGCCGAGGGTCCACCATCCACATCCTCATCCTTGGGCCTCCTTCTTTCTTCTTTCCCTCCGAGCCCGTGCCCGTTCCCGTCGGCGACGCTTCTTGTACTCTTCGTCGGTCTCATCAGGTTGCTGACCGATGATGAGATGGTCCATCTGCTTCTTCTTTTTCTTTGGTGGCTTGGGTATGGTGGTATCCCGATAGCCCAACCTCTCTGCCGCCCAGTCATCGCAGATCCGAGCAGTCTTCGTCGCCATCTTCAGGGACTTCCGAATCCTCTCAGCTACTTCAGAATCCCTGAACTCTGGTCTTTTCTCCAAAGGCTTGAGGATCATCCTGTACATGTCTCGAGCGATGTCTGCGTGCTGGCGTACATGTCTACGCAGTACATCGCCCTCGATCTCGGACTCAGCATCGCTGCGGGGTCCTTGGTTACTCCTCTTCGTCCGTCTCTTCTTCCTCTTGGGCTTCGAAGTACTCATTGAGAAGCTTCTCCTGTTCGGGATCCTGGTTGGCGATCACTCCCATGACGTTCATCAGGGATTCTCCGAGATCGGTGACGTCCTGATCATCTTCAGTATCAGGAAGAGCGTCGATCTCATCCATCAGCTTGATGCAAGCAGGAATGTCCTTGCACCCACTGATCCTCGATTGATAACTGAAGTACTCCGTGTCTTGCATGTTCGCCTCCTATTCAAAGCATGCCCACTCAGCATACATATATAACCAATGGGTGAATGGAAAGGAATGATCTCATGTTCTCTAGTAACCGATGGCTCCGAGCTTATAACCAATGCCTCCAACAGGAGCGGGTTCATCTAAGGCCTCGATGAACTCCTCGATCCATTCGAGCATATCAGAGGGTGAGTACATACCTTCCTTCGCCATCTGGAACGATTCCACCAGGTGTTCGAGTTCATGGGCGATCTTCTTCTGACCCATCCAGTTGTCATTGAACCGGATCTTGTCAGCAGCTTCCTTGATCTGAGCTCCTAGTACGGTATCGGATCCAAAGAGCAGCTCCATCTCATCTGCCAGGTATCGGTTGATCACCTTATTCCGAAGCTTGGCCCTAAAGACCTCCTCGAAAGCTTCCTCTCCGAAGTATTCAGCGAAGGCGTGAGCAGCTTTCACCTCACGGTTATAGGAACCAATCCGGTTGTACATCCATACGGCCTGAGGATCCAGCTCATAACTCCCTTGGAACAGTTCCTCCAAGACCTTATGTGTCCGACGTTCTACCCAGCCCTCTTCAATCCAACGACCTGCTTCCTGATGATAGCCCAACCTACCTCGACGGGCCTTATGGGTTAGACCATGGTGCATCTCGTGAATGTAGGTCCTAAAGCCTCGAACGTGATCAAGGTCAAACTCATCGTACATCCTAGCTCCAGCCTGCCACTTCCGAACGAACTCTCTGAACCCAGTAGAAGAGAATGGGCTGAAGACCATCTTCCCAGGACTATCCTTATCGAATCGGTATGAGTTCTTCTTGAACCAACCTCCGCTGTGGTACGCTGCAGCATCCCGTTTCCCAGGCTTAGCTGAGAAGTGCTGCATCCGATAGCTACCTACTCCGTCCGAGATATCATCGAAGATCCAACGGGCCAGTTTACTCATGTCCCGTTTTTCACCGAGATCAAGAGCTGCCATGGACCTTTTCCGATTCCTACCAGAAATGGTCTTCATCAACTGCTCAGCAGCTGTATCAACCGTCGGGATGTTCATATACTCAGGAATCGCCGGCTCAGGAGGAGGAGGCGGAGGAGGCGGAGGAGTAATCTCATCGGGACCCGGATAGGTAGGAGGCTCCTTGCCCTCTTTCGCTGCCTTCCTTGCTTGACGTCTCTCTCTACGCCGGCGTTTCTGGAAATCCTCCTTCGATTCACCAGGCCTGATACCCTCGAAAGGTTTCTTATACTGTTGACCTGTGATGGGCGAGACCTTCTCCTTGACGTCTTGGATGATCTCACCAGTTATAGGATCCATGTCGCCAGGTTTCAGGTTCCTTCCGCGTAGGGCCTTGGTCCCTGACTTATTGGGAGCCCTATCGAGAACATATTTTACATCGTCGATATCACCATCAATCAATCCCTTACCGATCCGGTCCCAGTTGCGGGTGAAGTACTTCTCTCCCGTCTCTGTTCTCATCATCGCCAGGAATCGCTCCTCGTAGGCATCGCCAAATTCTTCTCGGAGATCCCTTCCGATACGACGCCTCAATACGGCGTACCTATCCGAGGCACCGAACAGTTCATCCACTGCTTCCTCTCCATACCGCCGGAAGTAACTCTGGATGAACTTGGTCTCACGAGGATAAGCTCCACCCCGCATGATATACATCTCGTCAGCACCTTCAACCATACGGCCGACGATCCTACGGGATTTCCATTCAACCAGACCTTCTTCGAGGAACCGGTGAGGTTCATATCGGTATAGGTCGCTAGCCCGTCGGGCGTGCCTAGCACTGCTGGCGTGTAGACTCTCATGGACGTGGGTCCCAAAAGCGTCTACCTCTTTCTTGGTAAACCCTTTCTTCTTGGCACCAACCTTACGAACGCCCCTATCCCACTTCTCCAGGAAGCTCCTAAAATCATCCGTGGTATCAATTCGGAATCTCAGCGTCCCTTTCGAGTTCAGGAACTGACCACCGCCCTTCATGGGCCGATACATTGGAGAGGTCTGGGATCCTAAGGCCCGAGGCATCGTCTTCCTGCTCAGGCCAGATCGAATGATATACTTCCTCCGCTCCTCTCCGCCTACTACGGCGTTGAGTACCCGAGCGGGTCCTTCATTGATAAACCTATCGAGATCTCTGGCTCGACGATCACCCAACAGTTTGACGTTCAGCCTCTCCACTACATCATCGGTCGTGAAGGTATCGACGGGCTTGGCCCTAGGAGGAGCCTCAGGAGGCGGAGCCTTCGGTTTCTTCGGAATCCTAGGACCAGTCAGTCCTTGTTTCCTAGCGGCCTTTCTAGCCTGCCTCCGCTCCCTTTTACGTCGGGCTTGATATTCCTCCTTCGTCTCTCCGGGCCTGATCCCCTCGAAAGGTGCCATCTTGCCCTTCTCTCGCGTGATCGGACCTCCCGTTCTCTGCGTTGTTGGATCTGCTTCGAAGTACTCGGAAATACAACGGCAATTGTAAGTCGAATCGCCTGGTATATCCTCCCCATTCGAGTACTCATCATCCATGTGTTGAACTTCACCTTCCATGGATGCATGCTCTTCTCGTCTTCGTTCATCATCAACTCCTGACCAGCGCTTGAATACACGCTTCCGGTCGATGAGTCCCTTTCCGATGGCATCTTCCCAGGAAAGCTTCTGTCCCGCCTTCTGTGCATCAAGGGCCATGGACCGAGCATGGGTCTCGGCGTTATAAGCCCTCATCCTCTTCCGATATGAACCGACCATCTTGTTGATCTGTTCTTCGGAGAGACGCTTCCCATCTTCGAAGGTACGCCTGATGGTTTTAGCGAACCTCTTATCCACCAGGGTTCTACGCAGGGCACGCATGTCCCTGTTCCGTAGCTGACGCTCGAAGTTTCGAACCCACTCGGCCTGATTAGGTGCAATCCCTATGGTCTGGCGTAAGTTCCTCGCCATGGCCCTCGGGTTGACACCCCTTTTCAGTCCAGCTTCAATCTCTTCACGGATAGTGTCCCGAATCTCATCCTTGATTCCCGACACCACCTGAGTACTGAGATCACGCAGTCCATCAATGATACGTGGGTTGAGGAGGTTGAAGCCAGATGCTGAAGCGCCGTCTCGGGCAAGGGGCGGGAGATCAATATTGAAACGCTTGGCACCTTCAACGGCCCCATCAACAACACGACTGCTAGTCTTGTAAAGAGCCTGGTCGAGTAGATCCGAACTGGCAATCTGAGAGACGATACGTTCAACGGATCCTCCACTCTGTAGGATCGCTCTGAGTTCACCCTCGGTGAGGCTAGCCCGCACAACCTCGAACGCTTTGAGAATACGGGATTGAAGTTCCGGCTCTAGGGCTCGAGCATAACGAAGAACCCTACGCCGTAAGAGCTGAGCAGCTCTAGTGGCCATGGGTTATTCCTCGTCGTGGAATTCTTCGTCTTCTTCATTGCCGCCGGCGGGTTGTTCTGTTAGGCGAGCGATGTTGGCCATACGTTCCTGACGTTCCTTCTCTTCCTTCGCAGCTTGGGCCGCCATCATTTCCATCTCGAGTTCATCCAGATCAGTCTCGGGAGGAATACGACCGCCGGCCTGCCATGCTTCGAGAAGGAGTCGAACCGGCAGACCTGTCTTCTCCACAGCTGCTACATAAGCAAGCATGGTGGGAGGATCCATAGCTGTCGATTCGAAGTCTCGGTTAAGAGCGAAGGCTGGAGCCTCCTCCTTCTCTATCCCCATGTACCAGGCGTGCCATTCAAAAGCCTTGTTCACCGCATCGTCGATCCCCTGTGCTGATGTCGCCAAGGTAGCATTCTCGGCGGTAGCATCAAGGCGCTTCGCTTCAGCGGTTTCTGCTTGGCGAGTATCCGAAGCGAGGAAGGACATGCCCAGAATGGCCATATGCTTCTCCTTCGCTTCGATCCTCCTTTCAAGCGGGTCAAAGGCTTCTGTGCCGGGGGATGTGTATTTGAAATCTGAGTTCTCTCCATCGAGCTGTACCGTGACCATGGGTCCGATCTTCAGTGATCCCTCTACCACCTCTCCATCGGGTCCCTGAGAAGCAGCCAGCTCTCCGATAACGGTAGGTTGAGGGAAGGAGGCGAGATCACAATAAAAACGCAGGTTACTACTCATCTGCCAGTGACTCAGGTTAACATGGGCGACACCCAACAGCGGGATCGTCGCTTCAAGTACCTTATCACTTCTTCCCGTATGGGCGATGGCAATGGGTAGTTCGCCTGCGATCTCCCCGTTTTTGTTCCTGAAGTAACCGGATCCTTTGACCAGAAAGTCCTCGATCTTCCCTGTATCCTTGACCTTCTCGTACAGAGTCCAGAAAGCAACTCCGTTCTCTACACGGAGAAGTCGGTACCGATCGACAACTTTGATCCCGAAGACGCCATCGGGTTCCACGGTGGGTTCCCATAGGACCACCTGAGTAACCAAGTTCTTGTTATTGACCTTGTCGGTACGCCAGGAGATGATGTTGGCCCTCGGGTAAGCGGCCCAGGTAGGACGGAGGCCCATCTGCACCTCCATCTCAGCATCGATCTCGATGGGTTCCTTGGTTTCGGGATCCTTGGGAGCAGAGGGATGGTCGATGAGCAGTAACCCTACTCCATCCCGAATCGACGTATCCGTAAAGCGCTTGATGAATACGTGTCCCTTGGTCCCTGCAGCATCGATGCTTTCCCAATGCTCCTCGATCGAACCCTCTCCACCATTCCATTCAAGAGTAGGTGCCTTCGCGAAGACCATACCAATCGCCGCAGAGAGGGTTCGTTCAAGACCTTGGAATACATCCTCACACTTCGCCCTGATGACGTATACATTCGGGTCCTCATCCGTCCACTTACGGATATAGGTCTGATAC